TAGTTATAGCAGGCAAAACTGTTGGATTAGCTAGTGTTGCAGGATTAGTTGCTACTGTTAAGAAATTAGCCGGATCTATTTCTAAAGGCAGCAAAGGTGTTAAAGAGGCATCAAACGGGGCTAAACCTGCGCTAGCAAGTAAAGGAGGTCTTGAGGCACTTGCTTCAACTGGGCTAGATCCTGAAGCAGCCGCAGAGTTTCAAGGGGCTATATCCAGTGTTGGTAGCCCAGGCTCAGTTGAAGTTAAAGGACCTACTGTTGCATCAAACACATTTGATTTTGGTGGAATATTAGCACAATCTAAATCATTATTGGGTGATGACAAGATTCCTCCATTAAATCTTGGTGGAGTTAAAATACCTACTAAACCATTGAGTGCTGACCAAGTAAAAGAATATGATAAAGTAAAAGCTGAAATAGCAAAAGAAGAAGATAATATGTGGGTGACAAGAAAAGCTGCCGCAGATGCAAAATATGCTTTAAGTCAGGGTAAAGGAACACAAGAGCAAGTAGATACAACAAGTGAAGCATATAAAGCCTCAATGCAGAAGGTACAAACTCTAAGAGAAGAACTAGGCAAAATTGCTAGCGGTGACGCAGGACAAACAGCATAAATAATATTATTAGGATATACTATGGCAACATTTATAGGATTTAGCACATTACACATTGACCAGGTTAGAAGGAGCCAAGTTGCCTCGGGAGTAGACGGAGGTTCTGGCTCTATCACTAATCCAATAAGAGTAAACAAAAAATTTAGAATAGTTGACCAAGACTTAGTTATACAAGATTTCTTAAATGCATTAAATATACCACAAGGACAAAAACCCGGTAAACCGCAATATGGCACAACAGTATGGAGCTATGTATATGAACCAAATACACTAGATACCCAAATAGAAATTGAGAGAGAATTGAAAAGAGTTGCAGGCCTTGACCCTAGATTGCTTCTTAACAGTGTAATTTCATATCCACAAGATAATGGAATTTTGGTTGAAATGGAATTTGCTATATCTCCATTTAATGTAGTTCAACAAATGGCAGTGATGTTTGATACTGATTCAGGGATGGCACGTGTATCATCTTTAATGCCAGGGGTATCACGTTCGTAATCTGCTAACAAAAACCGACGTTTTCCTCTATGATAAATACATTATTAAGAGAATAAACGTATGGCCACAAGTTCAAGACAATCAAGTATTTTTGGTGTAAATGATTGGAAATCAATCTACAAAAACTATAGTCAAGCTGATTTTCAGAGTTATGACTATGAAACACTGCGTAAGACATTTGTAGATTACCTTCGCTTATACTACCCAGAAACATTCAATGACTATATTGAAAGCAGTGAATTTTCTGCTTTAATGGACGTTATCGCATATATGGGTCAAGCCCTAAGTTTTAGGGGCGATTTGAATGCACGTGAGAATTTTATTGATACTGCTGAACGTAGGGACAGCGTAATCAAGTTAGCTAACCTAGTAGGATATACACCTAAAAGAAATATTGCTGGCCAGGGGTATGTAAAGATTACATCCATTAGCACTTCAGAACAAATACGAGATGTAACTAACTTAAGTTTGAGTAATCTTACTGTATTATGGAATGACCCGGCAAACCCAAATTGGCAAGAACAGTTTAATACTATCATTAACGCCGCTCTTATAGATACACAACGTATCGGAAAACCCGGAAATACAAATGTATTGTTGAATATTAAGACTGACGAATATAGCATATTGTTACCAACTGGCGATGTACCGGTAATTCCGTTTACAGCTACTGTTGATGGCAATTCAATGAATTTTGAAGCAGTTAGCGTAACCAGCGTAGATAGTGATTCAGTGTATGAAATACCTCCTGGTAACTCAAATGTTTTTAATTTATTATATAGAAATGATAAATTGGGTTATGGCAGTCCTAATACAGGGTTTTTCTTATATTTTAAGCAAGGAGCATTAAAGACATATTCATTTAATGTACCTGAGCAAATTAGTAATCAGATAGTAGATATTGATATTCAAGGTGTTAATAATACTGACACATGGTTATATGAAATTAACTCAACTACTGGACAATACAGTAGATGGAAACAAGTAGATAGTGTTTATGAAAATGGAAGTTTACAAAAATTAACTAGTGGCAAAAAAGTTTTTAGCGTAAACTCTAGAACCAATGACCAAGTAACATATGTATTTGGTGATGGTGTGTTCAGCGAAATACCAGTTGGTTCTTTTATAAGTTATGTTCGTTCTGGTAATGGATTGACATATACAATCGACCCAAGCGAATTCCAAAGTATTACATTGTCTTTAAATTATTTAAGTCGTACTGGAAGACAAGAGACAGTAACAATGACGCTTGATTTACAACTTCCGGTAAGTACTGCACAAGCACGTGAGACAATTGCTGATATTAAAGAACGTGCCCCACAACGTTACTACACACAAAATCGTATGGTTAATGGTGAAGATTATAATAATTTCCCATTCACATTATACAGTTCAATTATTAAAAGCAAAGCTATTAATCGTAGTAGTGTAGGCACCAGTCGCAATTTTGATTTGTTAGATCCAAGTGCAAAATATTCCAGCACAAATGATTTTGCAGATGATGGCGGACTGTATGAAGATATCAATGATGGTGTGACTATTTTTACTGCTAGCACCACAAATGATATTGTAAACTTTTTAACAGAATATTTACCCAGTGTATTAGGTGGTGAAAGAACATATCAATACTATACTCAGGCTTATCCTAGATATCTAGTAAACGATGAAGCAGTATATTGGAATCAATCCAGTAACCAATCAGGCGAGTCAACGGGATATTTTTACACAACTTTACCTATCTCAGTTGGTGTATATTCGTCCGGTAATGTAAAGTATGTTACTGAAGGTGCTTTATTAGGATTTGTTGCACCGAGTGGTTATTACTTTGGACCAGACAATAGACTTGTTGCTGGTTTACCATTACCAAGTGATTTACAATCTATTTGGACTAGTGTATCAAGTGTTGTTGGCGATGGATATAATGGCGGTGACGGCAACTTAGATACTGGTTTGGGTCCAGTAACATTAACAAATTTAATTCCTGACGGAGCAATATTAAGTGTCATTATACCTAGCTTTACAAATTCATTGGGTACAGAATTAATACAAGAGTGTGTTACTAAAATTCGTTTGAATCAAAATTTTTCACTAGTATATAATAATAGTTTATTAGCAAATCAAGAACGTTGGGCAACTAGTAGTTACTCGGCTAATAATTATTTTGTAAGATTTCAAAGTTTAGGATATAATAGATATCTAGTAGCATGGCATAGCGTAAAATATTATTTTGGTAGTGTGTACGATGTCAGATTTACATTTGACAGGGACAAAGTAATATATGACCCTGCAACCGGTAAGTTATTGCAAGACTTCATTAGCATTTTAAAATGTAATACACAACCTAATTATAATTTTCCATATCCTCGTGATATCAAATTAAGTGTAATTGGGCAAACTGTAGAGGCAGATGGATATGTAGATGACTTTAGTGTAGAAGTTAGCACAGCAGATTTAACTACAGTGGGTAGTTTAAAGAATCCGGACTTCTTCATAGATGTGACTGGATATGTACCTGGCACTAGAAATCTACAAAACTTTGTATTCTTCCAACGTGTAACTGATGCAAATTTGTTATCACGTTATGAAATGGTCCCTTCAACTGATATTGTATATGCATACGGTACGCAAGCTGATATTGGAATTATTAAATATGAATATCCTGTTGGGCAAGTTTACTATGCAGTTTTAGAAGGTAAATTCTATAAGTCAGTTAATGATACTACCTCAGCAAATATTGTTAATTTAGAATTGCAAACAACATACACAGTAAAAACAGGTCGTCAAGGATTATACTTCCAGTATAAACATATTTCAGGTGACACAACTAGAATTGATCCAGGTACAACTAACATTATTGATTTATATGTGTTAAGTCAAAGTTATTATACTGCCTACACTAATTGGATTCGTGATACTACTGGTACACTAGAAGAACCTACTAGACCTAGTATCAATGACTTAACTACTGCATACAGTAAAGTAAACGAGTATAAAATGTTATCAGATAGTGTCATACTTAACAGTGCTAGATTTAAACCTTTGTTTGGTGATAAGGCAGTGCCGCAATTACGTGCAACAATCAAGGTGATAAAATCTGCCACTACCACAGCAAGCGATAGTGAAATACGTACAACCGTACTGTCAGAAATTAATACGTATTTCAGCATTGATAATTGGGACTTTGGAGATACATTCTATTTTAGTGAATTGAGTGCGTATCTGCATTCACAAATAGGTGACTTAGTTAGTTCAGTCGTCCTAGTACCAAATGACAATACATTAAGTTTTGGAGATTTGTACGAGATACATAGTGCTCCATATGAGATTTTTGTAAGTGCGGCACAAGCAACTGATATTACAGTTATAACTGCTCTTACTCCAAGCGAACTACAACCAACAAGTTAATTTTATAGGTAATAATAATGGTAACAAAAGTTAGAACAATTGATTTCTTACCGGATATATTTAAGACTAGGACTAACAACCAGTTTTTATCTGCTACACTAGACCAGCTAGTACAACAGCCTGATTTCAAAAAAATACAAGGATATATTGGTAGTAAATTTGGCTACGGAATTAGTTCCGGAGACAAGTATCTTACAGAACCTTCTAAAATTAGAACTGATTATCAATTAGAACCTACAGTAGTTTTTAAAAAGAAAGATACCAAGATTGCGGTTGACTTATTAACATATCCTGGATTCTTAGACAGTATCAAACTACAAGGTGGATATGCTGATAACAATAATAATTTGTTCGCTAATCAATTTTATTCTTGGGATAGCTTTGTTGATTTAGATAAACTAATCAATCATAGCCAATATTACTGGTTGCCCAATGGTCCTGAAGCATTGACTATTACCAATACCACATTGTATAAATCATTGACTTATGGAGTAACATCTAAAGCTATTGGATATGAATTTGTGGCAGGTGAAAATGTAATAAATCAACTCAATCCAATTATAACATTGATTAGGGGCGGGACCTATCAGTTTGTAGTAGACCAACCTAGTAATTTCTATATTCAATCAGTACCTGGCGTAAGTGGCGTAAGTGACGCTAGACCAAATATAAGCACCAGAGAAGTATACGGTGTAGAAAATAACGGAACAAATAACGGAACAATAACATTTACTGTACCAAGTGCAGATGCACAAAATGACTTTGTATATACTGGTAACTTAGATATAGATATAGCAACTACATTGTCATTTGACCAAATTAATGGCCAACGTGTAGATAGCATAGAATCTATTGACAATGTTTTTGACTTGCAAAATAAAACACTTTTGTTTTATGGAACAGCCCCAGGCACACTAGGATATATAAGCAAGTTCTTTGGTGAAGGATATGATATAAATGATCCTACACTTACCTCTACTGTAACAGTTACAATTTCTAGCACTAATGCTGGTACTGACTTACTAACATGTGATTCTACTGCTAGTTTAAGTTTGAATGAAACAATTACTATGGGTACCGTTGCAATTGGCGGACTTGATGCAGGCGGCACATACTATGTAAAAACAATTGATAGTTCAACTACATTTAGCATATCTAACGAGCCTGATGGTACTGTAATTGGTCTAACAACTGACACCGGAACAATGTTGGGAACAGTGGATCAAGGTTTATTAGAAGATGCAGTACCTACTGAAATCAACAAACACTATTATAAAATTAATTTCTTAGGTGATGAAGATAATTATGTTATTCGTTTAACAGAAGAAGGTGTATTACCTGACAACACAAACTTGACTATTCGTTATGGTACAGAGTATATTGGTAGAAAGTTTGTAAAGAACAGTTATAGCGATATCATTTTGATACCTAATTTAACAGCATCGTTAGATACTTTATATTACCAAGATGGCTCTAACTCAGAAAAAGTTGGTTTAATACGTTTGATAGATGGTGTGAGTACTGATATTATTGATATTAATCAAATATTAGGTAAGAAAGTATATACTAGTCCAAACGATATTAAATTTACTAATGGATTAAAAGTTCAATTTTCTGGAAATGTTTTTCCAGAAATATATGCACAAGGTCAATACTATGTAGAGGGCGTAGGTGCTAGCATACAACTATTACCAGTTGACAACTTTGATATTCCTGAACCATTTGGTACACCTTACACCTCACCTTTTGATGGAGAACCGTTTGATAGTTTTCCATGGGGAGAAACATTATTCTATCCATTATCACCTGATTACATAACTATCGCAAGAAATAGTTTTAATAAGAATGCATGGAGTCGCAGTAATCGCTGGTTTCATGTTGATGTACTAAACACTGTAATTGAAAAAAGTTTAGTTAGTCCCATAAGTACAGAGGCCTTAGGTAACCCAGATAAGAGAGCAAAGCGACCAATCATCGAGTTTTACCCTAATTTAAAATTATACCAATCAGGTACTGTTGCCAAACCAAATACAAGTTTCATCAACTTCTCTGCTACAGATGCATTTAACGAAGTTGCCGGACAACCTAATTTTAAACCAGACGGAGTTAATTCAGTATTGTATGATGGTGCAACTATTATCTTTGCCGGTGATACAGATGTAGAAGTACGTAATAAGATTTGGACTTGTAATTTTATCACTTTAAGTGGAGTCACAAGTACAGTCACTTTTAGTTCTAAAACAGGTTCAGGACCTTATATAGTAACATTAAATATACCTACTCAGCTTACACCACCAGCACTTGGCGTAACTTATACAGTTTCTGGTAATAGCAATGAATTATATAACGGTAATTACGTTGCTGTGGGTAGTTCATTAAACACGGTAACATTAGAATATGATACTAATCCGGGCGTGTTTAGTAATTCACAACCAACATTAATTCAACCTGCTCCGGTTATTAGTTTAGCTAAAGCAGATGATGGTGATGTAAGTTATAATGAACAAACGGTTATAACACAAGGTTACGTATATCAGGGTAAAAGTTTTTACTTTGACGGTACTAACTGGATACAAGCACAATTTAAAGAACGTGTCAATCAACCACCGTTGTTTGATATTTTTGACAGCAACAGTATAAGTTTTGGAGACCGAGATTTTTATCCAAGTACTGATTTTGAAGGTTGCACATTATTTCAATATGCAATTGGCACAGGAGCTGACGATATAGTATTGGGGTTCCCAATCAAATATAGTTCATTTAATAATTTAGGTGATATCTCATTTGAAGTTAGCTTGAATACACAAACATTTAACTATGATTCAAGCGGGATATCCGTCACTGAAGTAGTTAATAGTGGTTATGTATATGATTATTCTACTAGAACCGATTATGTACGTAATGTAGGTTGGGAGACTGCTCCAGGTGAAAGTTTCCAGTATCAAGTATTTGAAAAAACATATAATGCAACTCCTATATCACCTGAATTCACTTTAGATGTTGCAATTAAGGATCAAACGACCACACCATGGCCGGTAATTGTTGTTTATGTAGATAACGCTAGAATTTCTAATTCTTCTTTTGCTGTAATTACAACTGATACTACGACTACAGTAACATTATCTACACCACCATTAATGGGTACTAAGGTCGTAATAATGCTTTATAGCGACCAAACCAGTATTACTGGATATTATCAAATACCAAGTAACTTGGATCACAACCCTTTCAATTCAGAAGTTACTACTATTAATTCAGGTGATATAAGAGGACATTATAAGAGTATTTGTAACAATGCACCTGGGTTTGAAGGTTTAGCGTTTGGTGCTAATAACTATAGAGATATTGGTAATGTTGTGCCATACGGCATGCGAATTATACAAAATAGTGCGCCATTAGTAAATGCATCAGCATTCTTGCGTAACAACAGTAATAATTTCTTTGATGCACTAAGTTATAATGCAAATGAATATATCAAATTTAAAAACCTATTGATAAACACATTAGTGAACAATGAATATACTTCATTGCAAACTTCCGCGTATATTTTAGATGATGTAATGTCTAAGATTTCTGAGGTAAGAATTAATACCAATCCATTCTTTTGGAGTGATATGCTTCCTTCTAAGAATGCAACAGTAACCAATACCTACACATTCAAAACGGATATTTCAACTAGTATTTTTAATCTAAGTAGAATTTATAATTTTACTGAAGCTAATTATTATAGTGTATTGGTATACTTGACTAGAAGAATTGGCAGAGCAATTACAACTACTCAATTAGTAAGAGGAGTAGACTATGAAGTTTCTGAAACAGAAAAAAGTCTAACAATTACTAAAGACTTGATTAACAATGATGTTATTGTCATTAAAGAATATGACCAAACTTATGGTAGTTTTGTACCAAACACTCCTACCAAATTAGGATTATATCCAGCAACAATACCGAGTGTAATATTAGATAGTACTTACATACCGGACACATATTTTATTAGAGGACATGATGGTTCTTATAATAAGTTATATGGTAAATACGAAAATGGAGCTCTAACTGATTACCGTGATAGTGTCTTGTTGGAATTTGAAACAAGAATATTTAATAACTTAAAAATTAGTGCTAAGATACCTATTAACTATGATGAGATAGTTCCTGGAGAATTTAGAGATGTTGGTATAAGTTATGAGAATTTTAGAAACATGTACTCAACACAGTTTTTAAATTGGATTGGACAAAATCGTATTGATTATAAAGAACATTTGTTCAGTTCTACAAATCCGTTTACATTTAACTATAACAAGAGTGTTTACAAGAATAGCAAGAAAGTTATAACACAGGGTAGCTGGCGCGGAATTTATTTATGGTTCTATGACACAACTAATCCAGCATTAGCACCTTGGGAAATGTTAGGTTTGACTGATAAACCAACATGGTGGGATAGTAGATATGGTATTGCACCATATACTAGCGAAAACACGTACATGTGGACAGACATTAGCAACGGTTATATTTGGAATGACGGTGATCCTTATATCAACGAAAATCGTATAAGACCAGACTTATTAAATATTATCCCTGTTGATTCAAATGGTAATTTATTATCACCTTTTGATTTCTTATTGAATGCATATAATTCTAATGACTTTGATAATCCGTGGACTGTCGGTGATGTGGGTCCTGCAGAATTTAGTTATTTAAGAAGTAGCACATGGCCATTTGACTTGATGCGTCTTGCCGCATTGCTAAAACCAGCTAAGTTTTTTGCTTTAGGCATAGATGTAGACAAGTACAAGTTTAACACAGAATTTAATCAATACTTGTATAACAATCGTTATAGAGATTCTATAAGTAATTTGGTTGTTTATGGTGCTGGTACCTCGGTACATAGTTACATCAATTGGTTAGTAGATTATCTATATCAATTTGGTATTGATGGTTCTACTAGTATCACAACTTTGATTAAAAATTTAGATGTTAGATTGTCTTACAGGTTAGCTGGCTTTAGCGATAAAGACTTACTTAATTTTTATGTAGAAAAAGGCACACCTAATAGTAAAAACAATTCTTTATTGATACCAGATGATAGTTATAGTGTATTATTATATGATAATCAACCTAGCGATACTATAGTTTATAGTTCAGTAATTGTTCAAAAAACTCAAACCGGATATAAAGTATTTGGTAATAGTCAAAATAGAACATACTTTACTGCACAAATACCAATCACTAATGGATTGTATGATACATTTACAATTGATGGGTTAAGTGTACAAGTCCCTAAAAACTATTATCCACGTACAATACTCATACCATACGGTCATGAGTTTAATACAATTACTGAATTGTGTGAATTTATAAGAGGTCATGGATTATACTTAACTAGTCAAGGTCTACAGTTTACGGATATTGAAAATGGTATAGAATTAACTTGGGATCAAATGATATTGGAAATGTTGTATTGGGTTAAAACTGGATGGGACTATGGTAGTTCCATCAACGTTAATCCTAATGCTAGAAATATTTTTGTTAGTAAAGAAAATAACATAGTTCAACCACTTACTATACAGAGAGAAAATTTTGTATTAAATCAAAATTTGTTACCAATTGCAACAAGTGACTTGTTTATAAACCGAAACGGTGTAGATTTCAACATCAAGTCTTTAAACGAGGGTGATAGTATGTCTTTCTTTAGGGCTAATTTAAGTTCTATGGAGCATGTAGTTGTTTTTGATAACGTCACTGTGTTTAACGATGTAATATACAATTTGATTACAGGACTTCGTCAACAACGTATATATGTTAAGGGTTCCAAATCTGCTGAATGGAACGGATTAGTTAATGCTAGTGGTTATATTATAAACCAAGATAATATTGAATTATGGCAAGAGAATGTAAAATATACTAAAGGTACGATTGTCAGATTTAAGAACGATTATTATATTGCAGAAAATATTGTAATATTGCCGAGTGCCACATTTGATTATACGCAGTGGTCTAAGACAAGCTATGACGATATACAAAAAGGATTGTTACCTAATCCTAGTACTAGAGCATATGAAGCTACTATGTTCTATGACACAACCAATCCTAATTTAGAAAATGATAATGATTTGTTGAGTGCATCATTAATTGGATTTAGACCTCGTACTTATTTTGCAGATGCTAATTTCTCTGATGCTACACAAGTTAATTTATATAAGAATATGATTCCTGTTAAAGGAACAGTTGATAGTGTAACAAAATTACAAGGTATAAACTTACAACAAAATTCACTGAATTATGAAGTGCATGAAAATTGGGCAATCAAGGCTGGCGAATTTGGTGGACTATTAAACCAAAACTTTATTGAAGTAACATTGAATGAAGCTGAGTTGACCGGTAATCCAAGCATAATTAGTATTGTGCAAGATGAGCCTGTTATCGGTGCTGAACAATCAGTACCGTTGTATAAGATTAAGAATTATGGAAGACCTATTGCATCAACAAATATTCTTCCTACACTAGACTATACATACCAAGAAAAATTACCAAGTGCAGGATATGTTAACATTGATGATGTTACCGAGATTGCATACTCTATCGGAACTCTTGCTGATTCTTCTATAGGATCTATATATAAAAACGAATATATTTGGGTAGCAGAAAAAGATAACACTTGGCAAATATATACACCTGTATCGACCGGTGCATTAGTAGTTAACGTTATTAACAACTTAAATGACACAGTTACCGTTGTGTTTAATAAACCACATGGGTTATTGAAAAATCAATCAATAGGTATTTTAAACTTTGACCCACTTATTAATGGCTTCCATACTATCAATGAAGTAATCAACTTAACTTCATTAGTTGTTTCAACTACATTAACACCTAGCACAACTTCTATTTCTGGAAAAGGTTTAAGCTATCTATTGCAAAGTCAGCGTGTCATAACGGCAAGAGACATTGATGCTCTGCCATTATTAAATGCTGAATATTCAGTTAATAAAGTTTGGGTAGACGCAAATACTAATGGCACTTGGACAGTGTATGAAAAGACAAATAATTACCCTACGCCAGGCACTCAAATATCACATATAGGTAGTAACACTACTTTTGGAACAGCAGTTGCACATATTCCTAATGTAGGGTACTTTGTGTCAGACTTAGGCGAAGGCAAGTTGTATCACTATGCAATAAGTTCAAGCGGCTTCTTCTACTTGAGAAACACGATTGATGAAGGTGGTAATTTTGGTACAAGCATTACACGTAGTAATGATTTGATTATTGTATCAAGTCCTGATGACATACTAAGTCAAATTTTTGTTTATAGAATTCCTCCGGCAACTAATATTAACAGTATTATACTTGAACAAGTTATTAGTATTTTTGGTGGTAGAGTTGGCGATGCAATGGATATTTCCGGTGACAGTAATATACTGTATTTAGGTGCTAAGAATGATAATACTGCACTTGCATTCCAACGTGATAAAACACTAACGTATACAAGTTCTGGACTTGTGCTTGGTGCCGCAACATTATTAGATAAGACATATTTTGTATGTTCTGGAAATTGTTTGTCACCAAACCCAACATTACTTGAAGGACAACGTGTAAACTTTGTAACATCATATACTTCAATTGGTTCTACTATTTCAAGTACAGTAAGTGCTGGAGATTATTATTTTGTATGTACCGGTGACCAAAGAAGTGATTTGGCCAATGGAGATAAAGTTACGTTTACTAATAACGGTCCAGCAAGTACTCGTTTGTATACTATCGCTAGCGAGGCATATGATCCTGGATCAAACACTACTACATTCTATACTGTAGAAATGGCAGATGCGACAGTTAACGTAGGACAAACAGTTTATAAGATTACATTTAGTGAAGAAGCAGTTTATACTGTGATTACAGCAACATATAACTCTACCACTAATAAAACAACATTCTATGTTATAGAACCAATTCAATACTCAGCACCATCCGGGTCTTATGTTTACATAGCTAGTGTTAACTTTAGTCTTGTTGGGTCAATTTCTCCTCCTATGGTAGCCGCTGGTGACCAGTTTAGTTATAGTTTAGCTACTAATTATGACGGTAGTAAATTATTTGCAGGTGCCCCGTATACAGATTACAGCTTGAGTTTACCTAATACTGGTATTGCATATATGTATGACAGGTTAGTAGAGAATATTGAAGTTCAATATGACCAAAGACCTGATGAGTTTTATATTATTATTCTAGCGTTCAACCCAACAAATCAAACTAGAATTTATATCAATGGTGTATTGTTAGCTACTAACAAATATGTTGTAATATTGAATTTTGTAATCATTGGTACAATTGGTATGTATGCTGGTGATATAGTTACTATTAGTAGCGCACAATTTGTATTGACTCAACAAATATATGGTTATGATAATTTAAATGAATTACGTCCAGGTGAATTATTTGGATATAGTGTTGATTGCAACACTTTTGGTAGCGAAGTAATTATAGGTAGCCCGTTCGATGTAACCGATTCGTTAAAAGAAGGTGCAGTATATCGTTTTACGAACGGTGGAAAACGATTTGGAATAATGACAGGTTTAATTGCAACTAACGTAACAAGTCCGTTCTATATTCTAATCAATGGTTATAGAGTGACTATACCTGCAGGCAATGCAGCCACAGTTGCAAATGCTATTAACAGTTTTAACATAACTAACACCTTTGCGTATTCTACACAAGATGGTCGTTTGGTAATTAGATTGCGTGATATAAATTTAGGACCAATCAATAATAAGTTGAACATTGGTGTATTCAATGGTAATGATTTATACGAGTTGGGTTTTACTGACTATATCAAATCTCAAGTTATTCAAGATCCTCATCTACAAACTAGAACTCAATTTGGTTATGCTGTAAAATTTAATGATGAGAACTCATTTGTTGTTAGCGCACCTGCTAATGACAGATATATTTCTACTACGTTTGATTTTAGTAATGATAACAACATTAAAAATGATACAGTATTTGATAACAATCTAACAACTTTCCAAGATGTTAGTAGTAATGCAGGTAGTGTATACATGTATGATTATATACAATCATATGACGAGAGTTTACTCAATATTGGAAAATACATATACGCACAATCATGCAATGACATTGCAATGGATTATGGCGCACAACCTATGTACGGTACTGCACTGGCATTTAATGACAATGTAGTTATGGTAGGAACACCTAATTTCAAACCACTAACTACAAAGGGTAAAGTACTAGTATTCACTAATGAATCTGGAATACCAAACTGGCATTCATACCGTGAATCTGATCCAATTGTTGATGTTGAAAAGATTCAAAAAGTATCATTGTATAATAATACTAACAATGAAAACTTAATCGGTTTAGATTATGTAGACCCGCTACAAGGTAAACTATTAGGTACTGTAGCAGAACATTTAGATTATATTAGTTCTACTGACCCAGCTGGATATAACGGTCCTCAATTACGTGTTGGTAATATTGTTTGGACCAAAGACCATCTAGGTAAATTATGGTTCAATACTACTACAACAAGATTTATGAACTATCACCAAGATGATGTAGTTTACAATAGTAAGTATTGGGGAACAGTATTCCCAGGTAGTACAGTCACAGTTTATTCATGGATAGAAAGTGATGTATCTCCTGCATTCTATACAGGACCAGGAGTCCCATATGATATAGGAACATATTCTGTTACACTAGTTACTGATAGCAATAATAATTTGATTCCTAAATATTATTTCTGGGTGCGAAATACAAATAGACTATTCAGTTTACAAGGTAAAACATTATCAGATTCAATCTTAGAAAGATATATTGCTGATCCAAAGAATTCTGGTATTGCTTTTTTTGCTCCGTTAAAACAAAATACATATGCATTTTATAATGCACAAGAATATGTAAATGATGTTTCTACTAATTTACATTTGGGATATGGTAACAGTGCAAACGGCCCTTCAGGACATTTAGAATTTGAATTAATTCGTAGTGAATATCCATCAGACTTCTTATCAGGATTCCCAAATCGTGATAAAGGATACAATGATCCAGTTGGATTATATGATAGACTATTAGACAGTATATCAGGTACTGACGAGACCGGTGCAACAGTACCTGATCCAACACTACCTAAATTATTACAAATAGGTGTAAGTGTAAGACCAAGACAAAGTTTGTTTATTAACAGATTAGAAGCACTAAGAAATTATTTAGAATATGCCAACTCAGTCATAGCATTATACCCTATACTTGAATTTGGTAATACAACATTCTTGGTCGCACAAGGTGATACATTCAATACTATTAATTATTGGGAAAAGATTTATTGGTGGGCAGAAGGATATAGTGATAGTACTAGAGCCGCATTGGATGTAGCTATCTATACTGATTTACTAACTCTTACAGAAGCAACTGAAGGATTAATAGTAGGTGTTGCAAGTAATAGTCAAGGTAATCGTGAAGTTTATATTTACACTGATAGTACTTGGGTACGAATTGGAGTACAAAACGGTACATTAAAATTCTTACCAACTTTATGGAATTATCAGAAATACAAAACAGGCTTTGGAGATTCATTCAGTGGTGAATCATTTGATTTTTTCCCTTCAACAGAAACTAGATACATTGTTCGTGCATTGAATGAACAGATATATGTAGGTCCATTGTTTGAACATAGAAATAAGAGTTTGATATTGTTATTTGAATATATTCAAAGTGAAAATATTGAAAGTCAAAACTATTTGCCATGGCTAACTAAAACTAGTTTTGCAGATGTTAATTATTCAGTACGTGAGTTAACTACTAATCAAAAGTTTCAACGTGATAACCAAAGTTTATTAGAAGGCTATATAAATGAATTTAAACCTTACCACGTAGTTGTTAAAGAGTTTTACCTACAGTATAATAAGACTGATGTGTTTGAGGGTGATTTTACAGATTACGATTTACCGGCATTCTATAATTCAGAAATAGGTAGATTTGTTTCACCTCAACTACTATATGGATTGTCTAGCCCACCTGATGATACTACACCGGTGTACGCAAGTTATCCTGACGAATTCCCAGAAGATAGTCCAATATGGTCTTCTGCTGAGTACTCCCAGTGGTTTGCTAGTTATGGAACTCTGATTAAAAATATACCAAATACACCAATATGCAATGTAGCTAAATTCATGTCATCAGTTGATATAGAAATTTACATAGACAGTGCTGAGGGGATACCAGTCGCAGGAACTGTACAAATAGAAGATGAAATAATTGGTTATACTGTCGTTGATAGAGTACACAAAATATTAAGTGGAATAAGTCGCGGTGTCAATAACACTGTGCCAGTAGACCATTATGCAGGAATTCCTATCATAATGGATTTGCCTGGCATAGTAGTACTAGATTCAGGAAGTCAGTATGCTGACATTCCTACTGTTACTGCATACGTAGACACAACAATATATCCTGCACCTAAGAGAGAAGCTAAACTAGTAGCTTTGATGTCCGACGATAAAGTCATAGGTGTTGATATTATTGATTCTGGTGAAGGATATGTAGTTATTCCTGAAATCGTTTTTTCTTCTAGTTATGAAGAAACTTCAGAATTTTTTAGAATAAACTTTGTTGATAACACTATACAATTGTTATCAACTAACTTTGTAACTGGTCAATTGGTTTACTCACAGGGTATTTCAACTAACGGAGTTAATATGATTCCAGATGGATACTATTATATTAATAGTACTCAAATTAGTGCATTGTTGTTTGCATTTACTGGTAATGCATCATTAGTTTCATTCTATAAAACATATGATGATAGTATATATGGCACTAATCGTGTTCAATTTACTAATGAAACACTAATGTCAAATGACTATACACATACCGTAAGTATCAGAGCAAGAGCCATACCTACAATGAACAGTTCTAAAGTTCGTACAATGGCTACGACACTAAAATTTGATAGAACTAGTTATAGAGCAAGAATTAAGCCATGGGTAGCTGGAGAATATTATTCAAGTCCATACTTAAGTATTGGTAATGACGCTAGTAGCCCGGTAAAATTGCAGGTTGCACAACCAACTAGTGTAATTACATCAGCATACTATTCTGGTGGTTCAGGTACAAATGCATCGTTTAGAGTATACAATGTATTACTAGGTGGAACGTATGATGCTGATGTTATAAACCCGGGTGCTAATTATGTTGTCGGAGATGTTATTAGAATCATACCAAATGTTATCTCATCACTAAGTCCATTATTTGGTTATCCTTCTACTGCACAATTAGCAGGTTCAATAGTCAAGGATGCTACTATTATCAATATGGCAAGTACTACTGGTATTACTGTTGGTGACTATATTACTGGTTATGGTATACCATACGATACTGTAGTGGTGAGTATAGATATTAATACTAACATTATCATAAGTAATCCTGCAACAGAAACAGATACAACTCTTTTATTATTCTTAACTGGATATATACCAAATGATTGTTTAATTACTGTAGAATCTATTGGTGCTGGTGGAGAAATTAGTACAATATCAATTGCGGGTACTGCTATTGATGCAAACTTATCAAGTCTGCAAGGTGCTGTATTACCTATTAATACTCTATCAGATGTCAACGGTCAAGCAATAGTAAATGTAACATATACATTGGGACTACTACCAGGTCAAGTCTATGGTGGAAATATGTATTTTTATAGAGTACATTCTGGATACACATATGATGATACTGGTAAAAACTTTACAGCAAGTATAACTGGAACAACTATGACAGTAACTGCTATTGAAGATGGTTCATCATTGGTAGTTGGTGATAGTGTATACGGTATTAATGTACCTTCGGGAACAGTAATCAGTGCATTCTTGTCAGCATCGGGCGGTACAGGAACATACACGGTTAATACTAGCAGTGGAATAGTTACTGCATCTATTAATGCAACGACACTTACTGTTACTGGTGTTACAGCAGGCACATTAAAAAATAATCAAGTTATTTCAGGTTCTGGAGTAACTGCAGGTACATATATTGTATCTCAAATTAGCGGCAGTCTTGGTGGAATAGGTACATATACAGTTAGTACAACTCAATCTGTAGCTTCAACGACAATAACTGCTACAATAACCGCTAGCGGATTCAATACTAGCGGCGGTGCAATAATAAAAATATACAGACCTAGATTCAACCCCAAGATAATTGATAATTTATACTATATTAAAATAGTAAATTCAGGATACATTTATTCTGTGGGCGATGTAATAGTAATAGCTGGCTCATTGTTGGGTGGTGTTGATATTATCAATGATGCTAAGATTGTTGTTGGTTTAACTGTTAATGGTGGTAGTATATTCTCTGCTAACGTCAATGGTATTGCTGTGGGAGAGTTTGGACAATATTTTGTAAAACCAACAAGTGATAATGAACTTGCAATATATGCTGATGCACTATTAACAGTACCAGTATCATACTCATCATTTATATGGGACGGATCCGGGGAAGATTATGCTTACTTACCAGAGCCAATTGGCAGTAGTTATGCATACGGATATGATATAAGTTCTGTGGTATCATATGCAGGCGTAATATGGCAATGTATTGAGGCAAACAACGATACTGAGTTTACACCCACACACTGGTATCCATTATTAAGTTCTGATTCTGCCTTAAATGCGTTAGATAGAATTGAAGCATATTATGAACCTACTGTAGGCATGCCCGGCAAAGATGCACAACAACTCGTCAAGGGAATATCATATCCAAATAATGTTTATTATGGTAATGCTTTTGCACCAGAAGATGAATTACCGTTAGATTTCATTGTGCGTGACGAACCATTCTATCCAACTGGTGTAAACGTAAAAGCAGTCGTGTATAATGGAACTACAATAGTTGCCGCTTGTGATGCCACTGACCATTCTTTAGTGCTAGTGTACAATGAAACAGGTACATGGAATAGTTATAAGATTGCTAGCGTGTCATTAGGAATTACTGATATAACATATAATTCAGATGATGATGTTTATGTTATTACTAGTACCAATGAATTGATGCCTATCTTAGTTAGTTTTGATGCTGTGTTATGGGTGACTCTAGGTCAATTTACTGCATTCGATTCAATCGAATTTGGCGCAGGTGGTTTTGATTCTACTGAGATATCTGCTCCTAATGTCCCGATGAATTCTGTATTATATGTAAATGGAATTTATTTTAGTGCCGGTAATACTATCTTAAGAAGTACCGATGCCTTAGCTTGGACTCAAGTTTACGCATTTGCTTCTAGGTTAAATAACACTATAAATGATATTGCATATATTGATATACCGGCATTTACTGGATATATAGGTGTCGGGTTAGGATATCAAGTTATATCCGGCCAAGGAACAAGTTCTCCTACGATATCAGAAGTATCTAGGGTAGTTACTAGTATTAACGGAACTACAGTTTGGGATTTACAACCAACGTTAGATACAGTTGGATTTAACGGAGTGGCAGCATCTAGTACATTGGTAGCAGTTGTAGGTGATGAAGCTACCGTTTGGTATAGCAACAACACAAATAATTGGGTACAGGGTACAATCTCTGGTCCAGCAGTAACTGCTAATCTTAACTCAGTAGCACGTGGTGGGTCATTGTTTGTTGCTGTGGGAGATAAGATTGGATCTTCAAGTACAGATATTGCACTAATCATATACTCAAGTAATGGGATCACTTGGACTCAAGCTACTGGTGGTTCTGTGCCTACTAGAAATCTAAATTCTGTATATTATAGTGGTGGTTATTTCTACGCAGTGGGTGAAGAGAATGTTATTCTAAGAAGTAATAACGGTATTAATTGGGTAGATTTATCAAATCTTCAAGTTGATGATCCGTACTATGTAGTACAGGGTAATGACTTCTTGTATGGGTACGGACCAGAAGAATTGGTAGCAGGCGTAGTTACAGACACATTGTCAATGTATGTCAATACTGCACCTGGTGCATATTGGAATTTAGGTAACGATGGTTCTATATGGTATAAACATACCGGGTTTAATATGGTCTCTACTGTTACTAAACCTAATTTGAATTTAGAAATAAATTTTGATAACGTAGTAGTTAACCCAACAAGGATGTCAGTGTTTATAATAGATGATGTAACTAATGACAGCTATAGAATATATGAAAATACAACTACTGGCACATTCACATATACCTATTCAATAGATTGGTATAATCAAATCATTACAATTAATCAATCACTACCTGCAGGAAAATCAATTATGATTGAAATGTATGAAGTTGGTAATGGTAAAGAGTTAATAAGAAGCAATAGTAAATATACCCCAATCAGGGTAGATGAAGATACTGGATGGTCTTGCTTTATCTTTGATATTGAATACGAAGAAATAGTAAATGATCCATTAGTATACGTTTCTGTTGCCGGCGGCACACTAAACAAATTAGAATACAATGTAGATTATATAATTTCCTACACTTATACTAACTTTATGAAGTTATTATTTTTGAATACTACACTTGATCCTAACACTGATTATGTATCGTTCTCTATTGTAGGTAATTCACGCACAGACTATAATTTGACACAATATGGATATTCAATTCCTGAAACTCAGGTATTCTTGGGTTCAGATATTGTTCCTGTAAATGGATTTGCATTGGATGACTCTTTAACAACATTAACAGGAGATAACATTGACAATTCTATTGTTGAAGTTAATGGACAAAGATTAATTCCTCCTAATTTGACTGGTGCTGAATATACATTTGCTAGTGTAAGCGGTACTAATTACTTACAAATTACTGCTACACCAGCATCAACTGATGTTATTGCAATTACTACGTTCTATGATACAGAGCGTCAATTCTTAACAACAGCAGATTATACAGGTGGTACTGGTATCAATGTAACTGCTATTAGCTATGTAGACCATAGTAAAACTCCAATGGAAGTTACGTTTACAAGTGATCCGGGATTCGTTGATACAGATATAATTAGAATTGATGATGTATCTGGAACAAGCGGTATAAACAACATGACTTATTATGTAGATAAAATCTCAGCCACACTTTATAACTTGTATACTGATATTGGATTAACTACACCTGTAGTAGGTCCGGACTTTGGTGGATACACAGGTGGCGGGTATGCATGGCTAGATAGTTCTACAATTCAAATACCTACTCCGGCTACCCCGGGTCATATGGAACCTCCTATATTACCTGATATGACATATACAGATGGTTCTAGAACATGGTTCACTATCAATGGTCAACGTTTAAATCCACAGCACTTAAGATTTAGCACAAGTGCTAGTTTTACAGGAAGTATATCTGGAACAACATTAACTGTTACTGCAATAGCATCTGGACTAATAAATATAGGTCAAGAAATATTTGGCTCTAGTATCTCACCTAATACATATATTGTGGGAATGATATCAGGTGTTGGTGGCATAGGAACTTATGAAGTCGATATCTCACAAACTGTAGCATCTTCAGCAATAACTACCTCAGTAGACAATAAATTGTCAATATTTGCTAACCTAGATACTACTGATTTGTTACTTGTAACATCAATGGTTACTGGTGCAAGTCCTAACTCTATGAGTTTCAATTATAGTATAAACAAATATAGTGAGGCATCAATATATAGAGCTAATCCACAAGATGGTTCTTGGCTAACACAAGAATTTGAACTAAATGATGATACTATGCATTTTTACAATGTATCTAACTTAGTGGAAACATTTACGACCTCAGTTAATGTCGTGACTGTCGGGTTGAACACATATGCACGTGTTCAATGTGATATTAACGAAATTAAAGAAGTATTGGTATATAATGTAACTGTTGGTCAAAATATTGATTCTACTAATTATGGTATTATTTTACTAGACGGTAAACCTACAGTATTGTTTACTGGCGGAGTAACAGCAGGGGATTTAGTCAGGATCACGTTGACTGTGGGTAATATAGTAGAAATCGAAGGAGAAAGAATCAAATTTGATTATATTGATACAGTAAACAATACTATTACTGGATTGACTAGGGGAATTCAGGGTACAAGTTCAGCAAGAACCCACTCACAATATGCTATTGGTTACGGCATTAATAATGCAAGAAAATTGTCAGAAGCAGGATATAATTCTACATGGAACAGTGAAAATATCGTAACTTATGGTGACCCGCTACAAATTAGCGATACCACATATGCAAAATTCTTGCAAAGCAGAAATTAAAGAAAGATAAATAACTTATTATGAATGAAAATACCGAGAATACTGACCAAAAATCTAATACTCCTACTACGGATAAAGTTGACGAAATTGGGGGATTTTATTTCAGTTCAGCGATAAAAATATATGATCCTAATACCGAAGAAGTGTTAGTACAAATGCGAGGCGACACCTAATGTCAGAAGTTACTATTCCGATAACAATCCAAGGATTCTTAAAAATTTATGATCCTAACAACCATGAAGTCTTTTTTGACGGATGCAATGCTATCCATTATGAAAACATGAGTATAGCAATTGCCCAAGCACTCAGCAATCGAGGGGTAGGAACTATCTATAAAATGGCTTTTGGAAATGGGGGTGCAAGCGTAGACGAGACTGGTATTATCACATATCTACCACCTAATACTACAGGTCAAAATGCCGCACTATATAATCAAACTTACGCTAAAGTAGTTGATGATACTAACATTTTGAATAACAATCCTATTAGAAATAAAATGTCTATAAATCACACCTCTGGTAAAGTCTATACAGATATTATTGTTCAGTGTTTATTGGATTACGGCGAGCCTCCCGGACAATTAGCATTTGATAATGGGACACAAACAGAAAGTCAATTTGTGTTTGACGAATTGGGACTATTATCTTATAACGGAACAGATACTTCCGGAAACGAATTAACTAAATTATTGACCCATGTGATTTTTCACCCGGTTCAAAAGAGTTTGAATCGTCAGATTCAGATAGATTATACAGTGCGTATTCAGAGCCTGACAAATCTGGTTACGGTTTAAGATAAATAATAAAATAGCGGAGTAATAACTAAATGGCATACACAATTATACGAAGTGACGGTAACGTTCTAGCAACAATACAGGACGGTACTATCAATACAACAGCAACTTCTTTAGGTCTACCCGGAAGAAATTATGCAAGTTACGGACAAACACTAGATACTAATCTAGTTAGAATGTTAGAAAACTTTGCAAAAGATACTGTACCAGCTAACCCAATAAGGGGGCAACTATGGTATAATACAAATGATAGCACTTTGCGTATATGTCCAGCAGACAATACTACTACTGCTAGTAATTGGGTAACATTAACTACAACTTCAAGTGCAGGTGATACTACCTTAGGAAACGTAACTGTTACTGGTGACATTGATGCAAATAATATTGCCGTTACTAGTGGAATAACAGCTAACACAATAGATGTTAATTATGCTAACATTGCCGCAAATTTAGTTGCACTCCAAGCTAATATTACAACCGCGAATTTAACAACAGTACGAACTCAAACAATTACTACTGGTGCCGCAACGACAGCAGGTACTTTAACAGGTATATGGACTATAAGTGGTAATACTAGTGGAAATGGTTTAGTTTTAGGTCAGGGAAATATTGCATTTTCAAGTGCTACATATGGTATAAAATCAGACAACTATATGTATGGTAATGGTAGTCCATTCAATCCTGCAGGTACATACGGTAACAGTAACGTTGCGTTATATCTTAATAATGCCGCAGGTTACACTGGTAACTTATATCCAAGCAATCTAATTACCGGTTATATCGGTGGTGGTGGTACAATTGCTAACGTTTGGACATTAGCAAGTGGCGCACGTATTCAAGCAACATACGCTGACTTGGCTGAACGCTATGAAGCAGATGCTGTGTACCCAGTAGGCACAGTTGTAGAAATTGGTGGTGAGAAAGAAATCACTTCAGTTAAAGATGACTTAAGCGAAGAAGTCTTTGGTGTTATCAGTAATAGTGCTGCCTACTTAATGAATAGTACTGCCGGAGATGATGATACACACCCAGCAGTTGCACTAGCCGGACGTGTACATGTATTAGTAGTAGGAAAAGTTAAAAAAGGTCAACGATTAGTTAGCGCAGGCAACGGCAAAGCACGTGCTGGTTCTAAGGAAGAATTAACATCGTTTAATACTATCGGTCGTGCATTAGCTAATAAAGATGATGACGGCGAAGGCATGCTAGAAGCAGTCGTTTTTGTAAACTAAAGGATACGAAATGGCCTATTCACAGTACGGAAGAATTGAAGCATCTGATTTTAATGCATTTGTAGGCAATGCTGTTGTGGGTATAACCACAGCAAACACATTAAACACTGTTTGGGGTATCGGTAGTGGTAATAATGGTTATGGACAAACTGGAGTACCTCAAGTCTCACAAAATAATCTGATAGTCAATGGTGATTGGGGTAATTTATTAAACACAACTACTACTATTGCTAGACACCAAAATACTGCAATAACATCAGTTACAGTTCCTCAACAAGGCGATAGAATTGAAGTTATTGCTCCTATCTCTACTAACCTAACAAGCATTTATACTAATAGATTGAATGCTACTGCACAGGGTGCTAGTGTGCCCTCTACTACGACTGTGGGTACTGCATGGAGTAGTGCTATTACTTTCATCCATGTTGTTTCATTCACAAGTGCTGATACTGCACGTTATTTTTTCAACACTGGTGGACAAATTGCTCTAACATTTAGTCATCCAACAGGTAGCGGTGTTAACGCATTGATGAGTGCTTTAGGAACTGCATGTGGTACATTAGTATTAAGCGCACCAAGTTCCGGCAGTGCAACTATTGCAGGAACATCATATAATGGTATATCTAAAATAGGCGGATCAGGTTCAGTTACTACAATAGTTCCTAATGCAGGATTTTATGGATTAACTACAACTAACCAAGAAGTTTTTAAACAATTGGGTACAGGTACTCCTAGTGCTTATGCAGGATCTTTCATATCGGTTAATGCAAGAATAAATGCATTACCTGGATCTGGTAGTGTAATTACGATTACTACTTTATGGGATGAAGTTCCTAATGGTGGGGCAACGTTAGGATTAACTAGTGGAACAGCAACAACATGTACAGTCAGATATCCTTCTACATCATATCTAGCAAATACTTGGAGTTCAGTTGGAGTAGTTGGATCAGTGACAGGTAGTTAACTATGACCTACTCAGCAGGCGGGTTAATTCAGGCAAGTGATTATAACTTATTAGTAGGTACCTACGACTCACCTAGCACTGCTGCCAATAAATTAAATACGATATGGGGAATAGGTACTGAACGTTGGGGTTACGGTCAACCAGCAATCCCGCATGTCACCGCAAATGCAACTATCTCTTATGATGCCTGGGCATCATTGACCAGTAGAATTAATATTATCAATAGGCATCAGGTAGGTGTCATCACAGCTAAAACTGGCACTGCAACAACGGGAAGTGCAGTAATTACAATGGCTAGTACCACTGGTATAGCTAAAGGACAATATATAAGCGGCACCGGTGTCCCATCAAATGTATTAGTTACTGTTGTAAGCATCGTAGCCAATGTGAGTATTACAGTAAGTACAACTGCAAACGCATCTGGGTCAGCAACATTTGTATTCACACAAACTCCTCCTTTAATAGTCCCAGCAACAAACGATAAAATAACTTATTTGGATAAGTTAGTAAATCAACTTACTACACAATATACAAATAAAAATAATGCGGCTGCACAAGGACCAACTAGTACTACAGTTACTAGATATCTCCCCTCAGCTTGGAAAAATTCTATAACATTTACTCACACTATTACTTTTCAATCTGCTGATAAAACACGTTACTTTTTTAATGCCGGCGGACAAATTGCATTGAATTTTACTCATGCGGCTACTGGTACACCAGTTGATAAGATGTTTAGTGATTTAGCATCACAATGTGGTACATTAGTATTAAGCGCACCGCCATATGGTACTAGATGTTCTATTACAGGAACTGAATATTATGGATTTACAAAAGTAGGTGGATCCGGAACTGCTACAATTAAAAGAATTGGTTATTATGATTTAACTACTGAGGATCAACTTGCATTTAAGCAGTTTGCGCCTATCACCGGCGGTGTTCGTGGGTATTATATTGAATCTAATATTTCAGTTAATATAAAATCAAATGGAACTCAGGGAACAAATAGTGACGCTGGATCAATTATTACAGTAACTACAGTTTGGGATCAAGTACCAAATGGATTAAATGTATTACCGGGCAACAATACAGGACCGGTAAATAATTCTACAACAACGGTAGTTGTTCGTTATCCCATAGACAATACATCAAATGGTTATCTCACTAATACCTGGGGAACAGTATCAGTCGTTGGGTCAGTTACCGGAAATTAATTTCTCTCAGCATCTATTCATTAAATACTTTCAGGAGTATTCATGGATACAGCACAATTAATAAATGATACTAAAGCTAGATTTAGTCATAATTCCCAAAAAGCACAGTTAAAAGACAAGTATACCAGCAAGTTAATCTTTGTTGAGCAAGGGGGAATGTGGACTGCAAATTTAGAGTTGTTTACAATTTTAACAGCATTGATTCCAGATTCGGTTGTTATAGTTGATAACTATGGTAATCCCGTAAAAGTAAATAGGGTACAATTATTGTCTACAGCAAGACAGGTATATCGTTCTGTAATGGATGAGTGGTATACTGAATATGAATCTTTGAAAAATAATAGATGAGCAAAGGTATTTTATTATTTGCTTTTAACAACGGCATAGTTGATTACTATAAAATGGCAGTAGCTACTGCTAAACGAGCAAATTACTTCTTAAACTTACCAGTAACATTAGTTACGGATAAAAATTCATGTCCAACAACTATTGAATATATGTTTGATAATGTTATCTATGCATCGGCAGATACTAGCAACATAAAAGGAAAGCAAGTTTGGATTAACAAAGGTAGACATAGAGCATATGAATTAACACCC